CATCTTATGGAAGGCCACACGGAGGAGTGGATTACGGAGTTGCTACAGGAACTCCAGTGATGGCTGTTAAAGATGGAATAGTACAACCTACTGGGTATGACTCTGACGGATTTGGTAACTATGTAAAGGTGTTACATGACGATGGGTACACAAGTTATTACGGACATTTGTCTAGCAAAGGAGTACCTGAGGGTGCTTCTATAAAAGCTGGACAAGTTATCGGTTTAAGCGGAAACTCAGGTAACAGTACTGGTCCTCACCTACACTTTGAAGTACGACGAGGCGAGTCTAAGGTAGACCCACTTGGTTACTTAAGTGGAGCAGCTTCTCTAGACGCTAGCTCTGCTTCAAGTGTTTATTCAGCAAACTCCATAGAGGGTGTTGGAGTATCTGGCACATCTTTATTTGATATGAAATCAGGAACACCTTTATTTGCAAAAAGCGGTGGAGCTGGTGGAAGTGAAATTGGTGGTGGCAGCACACATACTAATTATGGTGGAGTAGTTGTAAACATTAATGTACCTAAAGGAACTGCAATTGACGAAAAGAAACTTGCAAGAGAAGTTAAAAACATCCTTGTTAACGAAGATGCTATTAGAATGGCGGTGAGTAGATAATGCCAGTTTTTTTAGCACCTATTGTTGCAGGAGCAGTCAGAATCGGCGTTGGACTAGCGGCTAAACAACTTGCAAAAAATCAAGTAAAAAGAGCAGCGGCTCAAGTTGCTAAAGGGGCTGCTAAATCAGCTAAAGCAGCAAAGCCTGGAACCAGCAAAATTACAAAAACTGCAAGTGGATACGCTGTTGGCAGCGCTGCTTCAAAAGTACTTACTAAAAAAGCACTTGGAAGAGCAGCTACAGTAGCTACCGTAGGTACTATTGTTATTCCACCGTTAGTTGATAAAATTTCTAAAAAAGATACTAAGTCAACTTCAAAAGACGGTAAAGATAAAACTAAAACTACTACAAAAGACAAAACTAAAGCTGAAACTGCTAAAGATGGCGATACTACTCCGTCTCCACAACCAGAAGCAGACCCAAGTGAATACAAATGGAATTTGCCACCTCACAAATGGAGTATGCCTTTAACACCTACTTTGGTAAACAATGTTGGTGGTGGGTACAACGACTTTGGAAAACCAAATCGTTCTAGCGAAGCTTACCGTCGTGGTCGCCTATGGTGGAATTCAAGCGCCAATTTAGATATTACAGTTGGCTCTTCGGACTCCAGTAGTGACGCACAAAAAATAGCAAAACAAGCTTCAGACAATGAAAGAAAGTACGGTTTCCAATTCCTATGGAACCCAGAATCTTTTTCAACAGCCGTTCAGGTACAGATGGAGACAACTCCAGACGTAAAAGATATGTTCTTATCTTTAGTAGCGGCTTTTCCAGCTACTGAAACAATTACGTTTAATATAGTTTTGGACAGAACCAATGACTTTGCCTGTGCTAATGCTAAATTTGAACGACCAGGTTTAAACACTTCGAATATTTATGGTGTACCAGCTGCTCAAGTATCTGAATATAGACCTGACCAGTCTTACGACAACAAAGTGACTGAAAGAGGATTGTTAAGAAACTCAGTAAGAGAGTTTGCTGAATACTACAGTGGAAACACCTCGTTTCAAACTAGTGCTGAAGCATTGGAAGACAAGTTGATTGACTTGTTTGAGCGTGGAACTATTTCAGATGTTGAGTATTTATACAGAGCTATTAATGGTCCTGGAACGGGAGACACTGTTTGGACTAACAGACGTGGAATACAAACAGCTGATATTGGATTTTTAATGCCTACATTGTTAAACATTGACATCGGTCCTCTTGCTTACAAGGGGTACGTCACCAGCTTAGGAGTTCAGCATATGAGGTTTACCCCTGACATGATTCCTATCTCTACAAATGTATCAATATCACTAAACGTCCTTGCAACTGCAGGGCTTACAAGCAAGAAGGTGTAATAATGCCAATTAGATTAGGTTCACGGTATGAACTTTCTGTTGTTGATTTTATTTCTTTTGAGCCTGATGAAGATGCGTACCCAGTTGTTTTTTATGAATTTGATGAGTTAGGTATTCTTACCTATCAAGAGTACCCATACAAACAAGGAGAGCGACTAGACAATATTGCTATGAAATTTTATGGCAAACCAGGTTTTTGGTGGATAATTATGGAAGCTAACCCTGAAATTGAAGACATACAAAATATACCCGCCGGTACTTTTTTAAGGATTCCTCGTGTTTAATAGTGTAAAAGTTAGTTTTCCTACCAGCGCTGCTCAGCCAGAACGTGTTCACACTGCCTATATCAAACAAGGGCTGTTTAACCATGAGTTTGCAACTATTCAATTTCGTGATTGGGGAGTAGATATATCTCGAGTTAAGCCAGGTACCCCAATAACATTAACCATTGGAAAACGAGAGTTTGTTGGGTACGTTCACGATATTAAGGCTGATATGACGGGAGCATCTAACTTTATTGAAGTTTCAGCAATTGGAGCTTCTTATGTAATGCGTCAAGCTAGCCAAGATGTGTTTAGAAATGTTACCGCTAGTGAAATTGCTCAAAAAATTGCTATAGAGAATGGATTTTCTTACAAGATTGAGCCTCATCCAAGAGTTTACCCTCAAATATCTCAAGCAGGGTTAACTGATTGGGAGTTTTTAAGAAAGCTAGCAAAACAATGTGGATACAGTTTAAGTGTAGAGGGGACTACCTTGTACTTTCAGCCTCACTTAAAAGAGTTTACAGAAAACATTTCTGAAGCTTTGTATTTTACTAGGGGTGAGTACGGAGTTAAAAGTGCTCAACACATATACGAGTTTAACCCTGTAATTGGAGAAACTTTGTCTCACGGGTTGTCAGACAAGTCTGCTACTGCAGTCACTGGTATAAACCCAAGAACTGCTGAATTAATTCAAGTAACTAAGCAAAAACGTTCAACACCTACTAGAAAAAAAGCTCAAACAGAGCTATTTGATAAGTACGCTACTAAGGTGGTTGTAAACGATTTTGAAGTCGCTACCTATGAAGCAGAAGCTGCTGATGAAAACACCAAATTCCCTTACAGAGCCACTGCTGTAGTTTTTGGAGACTCTAGACTATCTCCAAGCAAACCTGTTTACTTAGACACAGTTGGCTCATATAGTGGTTATTGGACAGTTTTAGAAACGGAACATAGGGTAGAAGAAACAGAATTAAATTACTATCTCTACACGACATACCTTGTTCTTGGAACAGATTCTTTAGGAAGCGTAAATATAGCGGGTGTACCAGCGTCCCCTACTTCTTTTCAAAACAGATTAATTAAACCTAATGTTAGACAAACACGAGAAGCGCCAAAAAATCAATTGATAAGCTCCTCTCCTCAGATAAAGCCCACTTCTGACATTAGACTAGTTACGTCAAAAAACAGAACTGCCCCTAACAAAAAGTCTTTTGAAGTATCTAATAATACTTGGTCGTCTAACAAAGGGAACTTAATTTCTAAAAAAGCGGAGCCTAGAAGGTCTCCAGCTGTAATTGCAAAAATAGCGAGGTCTAGATGAGCGATTTATACTATGGAATTTACAGAGGCATTTGTAAAGAGAATGAAGACCCTGAAAACTACAAACGTATTAAATTATTAGTTCCGCAAGTTTTAGGCAGTGCTTTAAGTGAGTGGGCTTGGCCATGCCTACCTGTAACCTCAAATTCAAACCATCCCGACCACCAAGAGCACACCGCAGCACAAATTGCAGCACTTTTGACTACAACACCTGTTTCAGTCACAGATTCAAGAGGGGACACAGAAACCGTGCCAGCTTTGACAGTAGTGGCTAAAGCTGGAGCAGGTACTTTAAAGCATCCTAAAAAAACAGATGCCGATACTGACGAACTTTGGAACGATGAACAAGAGACAAACACCACCGCAGAGCATTCCCCGCATAGACTAGTTCCAAGAATTGACCAAGGGGTATGGGTTATGTTTGAAGGTGGAGATGCTAATTTCCCAATCTGGATAGGAGTGTACTAATGGCAAGCTCAGCAATATCTTTACCATTTTCTTTTAATTCTTTTGGAGAACTTTCTTATTCCACTGACCAAAAAAAGATTTGGCAAGATAGGGTTCTTTTAATTCTTATGACTAGGTTTGGCGAAAGAGTCATGCGCCCTAACTACGGAAGTTTAGTAAACCAAACAGTTTTTGAAAACGAAACCTTGGCCATAGAAAAGGCAGAAACTACAATTAGGGACGCTTTTAGCAAGTGGCTTGGAGCGTTGGAGTTAACTTCTATAAAACCCGTATTTGACGCTGTGCAAGGTTCTTTAGAAGTAAGCGTTTTTTATAAACTTCCTACTGGGGAGGATGATACAGTGAAGCTAAAAACCGCTATCCTTAGTTCCTCAGGTGATTTAATTCAGGAGATAAACAATGGCTGATAACGCTTCCTCTTCATATATCCCACAGGTGGATTACACCTCTAGGGATTATGAGACCATTCGTGAAGACCTTCTTAATCTAATCCCTAATTACGCTCCTAACTGGACTAATAGAGACCCATCTGACTTTGGAGTTACTCTGGTTGAACTGTTTTCCT